AATCAAGAATCTCTTCGCGGTTCGTATTGATTACTGAAAGTTCATCTCGTAGAGTTTGTAATTTTTCTCTTTGATCTAAAATCTCGCTTGATTGATTTTCAATCTGAACAATCAATTCTTCCATCTTTTCGATGTATCGAGCATTTGATTCAACCAACTTTTCTTTTTCGACCAATAGTTTCTCATACTCATCAGCAGTTTCAACAGTCTTCTGTGCTTCTCTTTTCGCTTCTCGAATCACAGTCTTTTCATCGTCAAGTTTTGAAACCGCATCTTCTAACTCAGAAATTTTTTCTTCGCTCTTCTTGATCTTTTCAATCTTAAAGTTGTGATCAATGTCTTGATTGCAAGTCGGGCAATTGTCATTCTCACGGAAAAAATCATATGTTGTTTTTTCACTTGACAACTTCTGCGAAAGGCGAGCATGAAGATTATTGATTCTTGCTTCGTCTGGTGCGTTCTTCAAAATCTTATCGGCTTCTCGCCTTGTTTTCTGCTCAAGAATTTTGAGATTTGCAATATCGACGTTGTTCTTTTCGATGGCTTCTTTTGTAGTATCAATCTCACTACGATGCGATTCGATGTTCGATAGGCTTTTCTTTTCAAGACCATCAACGTAGTCTTCTTGAATACGAATCTTTTCTTTCGCTAACTTTTGATCGACGGTGTTATCTTCAAGATCACGACGAAGACGAGAGTTTCTTGCTTTCATTTTTTCGTTCATCTGACTAAACACTTTGATGTCAAGAAGGTCTTCAACCACATCTCTTCGATCAGAGGCAGACAATTGCATGAATGGTATGAACGAAGAACTACCAAGAATCACAACTTGTGTAAATGACTTGAGATTCATACCAAGAATGTTTTTCTCAAGATAGGCTTGATCGTCTTTTGATTTTGATTCTTGATTTACCAGAACATCATTCTTGTAAATTTCAAAAATGCCTGGCTTCTGACCACGAACAACACGATAGCGATTCTTGCCTTTCTTGAATACAACCTCAACCACAGAGTCTTTTTCATTGACGCTATTGATAAGTCGAGGCTTTGTAATTCTACGAAATGGTTTACCGAACAAAGCAAAGGTCAAGGCATCAAGTATTGTACTTTTGCCTGCACCATTGTCACCAACAATTAGTGTTGTTCGACCTTTGTTGAGTTGTACTGTAGTTGGATAATTACCTGTTGAAAGAAAATTCTTCCAAGTCACGCTTTCAAATATAATCATTCATCAATACTTTCTAGATAAATTTCCCTTGCTAGTTTTTTGACCGAATCTTTGTTTGTAATTTCCTGACTGTCGATTTCGTTTTCAATCAGTGTAATTGTGTCGATTGAAATATCTACTTCTTCTTCAGTAGGTTCATACTCATCTTCTTTTTCTACGATTGTTACATCTTCAACACCAGATGCGTAAAGTTTGTCAAGGAAAGATTCAAACTCAGTCGGCTTATCTTTCGCTGTGACAATTACTTTCACGAAACATTTTTCAAGTCTTGTGAAATCAACATCTCTTGTTGGCCCATTGTTGTATACAATCTTATGAAAGATTTCGTGTGGGTTCGGCACAAACTCTACGTCGAGAGTTTCAGTGTCAAAGATCCAGAAACCTTTTTCTTCACCCCAATCACCAAACGTAATTTGATAAGCAGTGCCAAGATAGTGAATGTTCTTGCTCTTGCTTTGTGTGTGAAAGTGTCCTGTGTAAACTCTTGAATAACCTTCAAACTCTTTTGCTTCAAGACCAGATTCACACTTGACACCAGGGTGCATGTAGTAACCATTTACCTCTAGGTGACCAAAGCAAACTTTTGATTTTGATTGTCGTACAAAGTCTTGAACACGATCACGATTCTCACGATTGATCCAAGGTATCAAATCAATAGTAACACCATCAATCTCAATAGTATGAGGTTCGGTGTAGATGTGAAACTTCTCACGACCTTCGAACAATTCACTCACAGCATTTACTTTGCTGGTGTTCTTGTAGTAGATATCGTGATTACCAATAATAACATGTGTCTCAGAACAGAGACTTTCAAGAGGTTTCAAAAATCTTTCTTTGACGTTTTGAAGTGTTTGAAAATTTACAAACTTTCTTCGATCCATAAAGTCACCCATATGAATAACTTTGTCGATGCCTCTTTCACGAATACACGGAAAGAAAACATCTTCAAAGAAATTCAAGTGGTGATTCAAGAAGATTGGCGAATCACCCCTTGCGCCAAAGTGCGTGTCGGTGATAATTGCAATCTTCAAGGCTTGTCATCCTCAAACTTAGACAGATCAGTTGATGTGAGTTTCAGATAGTCAGCATAAGCATTTGTGCTTTCTGCATCGACTAGATTCTGATTCTTCGCCCAATCTTCAAAACTACCTCTTGCATCAGCGGCTTGAATCGCACGATACTTGATATACATCTGTTTCTTCTCCTTTGCAATTCTTCGTAGAAAAGCATAGTAACAGATTTGTGTGAAGTAAGCAAATGGATTAGGTTTATTTTTTGTTTTCGTAGGATCAAAATTGGTTGCATAAGACAAACAATTCTCAATCGCATCTGAAATCATATCATCACGGAAAGTATAGTTCGCAAAATTGGGCTTCGTTGATAGATGCGATGCAATCTTAAGGAAGCATTCTCCCAAATACTCACCAATGCCTGGTTTAGTTTCGCCATTTTCTTCTGCCTCTTGGACTTTTTTTTTGTATGCCATTATCTCTTCTAAGAGTTTTTCGTTATCGACATAATGTTCTTTAGATTTTTTAGCCATAGGCTTTCTCCTAACGAGTCTAAGTATACACCCCATATAATTTTTGTCAAGAGGAGAACTCCTCGGTTTTTTAGAAATTTTTTACGATGGCGTCAAAAACCAATTCTAAATATCAGGTGCCTCCCTTGATGAGAAAAACTCTAGGGCCTAGGACCAGAAAGAAAACTTAAAGGTATTCATTCGGGTCATTGCTCCAGTTTCTCCAATCATTGACATCAAATGGATCAATTGCAGAGTCATCTTGAATCGATTCATGCTCTGTATCAAAGTCAATGTCTTTAGATTGTTCAAGAGCATCGAAGTAATCAAATATCTTGTCTACCTCATCTTCTGAAAGTTTTGACAGAATGGCTGATACATCTTCAGACTGTTCAAGAAGAATCTCTTTTGTATTTTTGCTGTTCATCATCTTGTCAATTGAAATCTTAGCGTTCTTGTAATCTGTTAGAATGCTTTTGGTTGGTTCAACCTCCGTAACAATATGGTTTTTGGGTAGACGAACATCTGGTGTTTTTGAGAATTCAATCCAATCTTTGAGAGTTACTGCCATTGCAGTCGTTGATTGCTTTTCGTCTTCGTCTACTTCAATCATACTAATCATAATGATCATTGGACGATTCACCATGTAGTGAGATTTCAAAGACTTTGATACCTTTGCGATGATGTTCTCGCCTGATCGAAGTCGAAATATCTTGTATTCATCCATTTTTGATCTCCTATGTTTTTATTGATACCATCTTGTATGAAAATTTCTCCTCATTGTAGATACGAATTCTTTCGAGAAAGTGCCGAAGTGTATAATTCTTGTGGCTCTTCCAAGAGAGATCATCTGCAATGTCGTAGAGTTTCGCTACCTCCTTGTGTTCAGACTTGCGAAGTTGTCGCCCAATACTTTGCAATATTCGAATGCGACTCTTAGATGGTGAAGCAAAGATTACATTGTGTAACCTTCTTATATTTATTCCTGTGCTGAATGTACCGTATGATGCCACGATGATGATGTTGTTTTCTTTTTCTGCCTGCTTACGAATGGCTTCACGCTCTTCGACAGGTGTTTCGCCAGAGACATATACGACACTGTGATTCGGACAGTTCTTCTTGATCAGTTCAAACAATGGCTTGCCATGCTTCTCGACAAAGTTAAAAAGAACAAGTGAGTTGCCTTTTGCATGTTTCGCCAGTCGTGCAATAAAATCATTTCTCTTTGGATTTGAAACGAGATAGTCAACCTCTTCTGAGTATTTGAGTTTCTTGCATTCTTTGCATGTCTGATCGTCATATTTGAGTTGAATACAATCAATCTTGAGTTTCGACAAAAGATCTTTGTCCATGAGTTGCTTGGTCGATACGACTCGGTGTGTGCTACCAAACAAACCTTCGATTACCAACTTATGAGTCTTGGTACCATCTAAAGTACCTGTTAGACCTACACGAAAGTCACAATCTGTCAGTTTCGTCATAATGTTTGTGAGAGACTGAGACTTGAATTGATGGCATTCATCACCGATCACAGCAGAAAACTGTTCAAAGTATTTCTTTGGCTGCTTGTAGATACTTTGCCATGTCGAAATCACAACTGATTTGTGTGTGTTCTTGTCTTGACCGCCAAAGATTTGATGTACATTGTCTGGCACATTCCAATTTGATAGACCTGAGTAGTCTTCAAAGTCAGAATACAACTGAGAGACAAGAGAGATGGTTGGCACAATAATCAGCAGTTTTTCGTCAGGGTTCTCGTCGAGCCAACGACGCATGAGTGCATAGATTATTAGAGACTTTCCTGAAGCGGTAGGAGACAGCAAGAGAGTTCTTCGATTCGATAATGCGTGTTGTATCGCATCAAACTGGTGCTCGTGAGGCTCGATTTCCTTGCCTGATACAGACAGTTTGAGTTCTTCAATGTAGTCACGAAGTTCTGATTCTTCTACGCTGAGTTTTTTTGTGGCGTGATTGACAACTTTGTAATCTCGTTCTTCAGCAAACAAGTGAATGTATGGCACTAAACCAGCATAGATTCTTTGCGAGTGTTGATTGTACAAACGAATACGACCATCCCACATCTTGTTTCGATATGATGGTGTAAACTCTGCGCCAGGTACTTTGAATGTGAAGTAGTCGCTTAGTTCTTGTGCGATGCTTGGTTCACAACTTGCTTTTACATAAACAGAATCAATAGAATGAATTTCAATTTCGCTCATATATCATTATTATTTATGAGCCGTAAAAATATTCTAGTTGACACCATTGGTAAATTTCAACCATTCGATCATGTTTCGAATCGTCCATTGACGATTTGAGATCTGTGACAACACAATCTCAAGATACTTTTCGACTTCTTGATTCATCAAAATCTTTGCATCAAGTTTTTGTAGATCATCGTCAGCATCAAAGAATGTGGCAAGATCTGTCTTGAGAACCTTGTGTTGAAATGGTTCAAGACCTTTGCTTTCAAGTTCTTCTTGTGAGAGTTTGCCATTGTAATACAGCCACTTAAACTTTTTCATGCGACTCTTTTCAAGACGCAACGAGTGAAGATAGTTTCTTGTGTCTGTGAATAGACGAAGATACTTGTTGTGAATCTGTGGTGTTCTTGCTGACTCTGCTTCGAGTTCTGTATC